GAAAGGATACTGAAGTTAAAGCAATCATCTCTTACGCTGATAGTGATTTTCATTTTGGCACAGTCTATCGCGCTCTTAATTTTAAATATTGCGGACTCAAAGACCCAAAGAAAGATTTCTACTATGCAGACGGAACTAAACACTCTAGAGGCAAAATTAAAGGTGCTGAAGGAGAATGGAAAGACCGCTCCCGCAAACACCGATATGTAATGATATTTGATAAGAAACTAGAACTCTTATGGTGAAGTATTTCTTGTGTTTTCTGTTTGTGCAAGTCTGCGATTTACAAATTGAGAAGACTTTTCATAATACATAATTCTTCGCATATCATTCAGATACAACTGTAAGTAATCTGGTTTTAAGAGATAGATACCTCTTTTATCTTCATTTTTTCTAACTTCATATTCATAATTTGTAATTGCAGTTACAGGATTAATAGTTGCATTAGGATTTGATGGATTAGGAATTGTAAATCCAGAATCAACAACTTTTCCTTTTGGTAAAATTAAACGATTAGAAGAATCTTTTACCTCTGTGGTTTCATAAAAACGAACAGCAGTAAGTTCATTGCCGTATTTGTTTTCAGCATATTGATATAAGTCTTTATCAGAAAGTGGCCACTGATCATAAACATTAATAATTCCTGCAGTCAATAAGACAACCCAGTCATAATCAGAACTCCCATAAAGTTTTTCAGCAACTGTATCTGGTCGTTCTCCTTCAGTAATTTGATACTTGTTGAAAAGAGTAAACACATTCTGTAAGTCATCACGAAGTTTAACTCTTCTGAATAAGTTCTTGACTCTTACATAATCTAGTGAAGAGTTTTTATCAGATAGTGGTGATTGGTAATCTAGATTTGGTAGTTCTCTAAAGTAAGACATATCAGTAACCTACTCCAGTTTGTCCTCTGGTTGTTTGATAATCTTCCGCATAAATTGGTGTTAGTTCTTGGAATGTTAAACCCAAAGATATCTGAATTGGTGTTCCATCAGCATAAGTTGCATATGCTCCAGTTGCAGTGTAATCTACATTTAAAGAAGTTAAAGCACAAACTTTAAATTGATTTAAAAATGGATGGGGATTTTTTCCACTATAATAAGTTAAATTATAAACATCAGGAGCCTGAATAAAAATTCCTTTTCCAGAATCAGCAACAGCACCTGTTTTTTTAGCAGACATTGATGATTTAAAAAGCATAATAATTGCCTTTATTTCATCTGCTTCTGCTTTTGATCTTGGAGTTAGAGTCCAACTAAAAGAATGACTTCTTAGCGTAACTCCACGAAAGAGAAGTTCTTGGTTTTGGTTTAGAACTGATCCAGTTTGACGATTGACTGCTGCAAATGGATCTATATTTTCTTGTCCGATTAAAGCATTTACCGCACTTGCTCCAAATCCTTTTGCAATAGCATCTTGAGTGTTCTTGTCATTTGCTGCATTCATTAAACTTTGACCACCCTTCATTACACTATCAAGTATTTTCTGAACAGGGTTATTACTCATTATTGCACTTCCCAATCCACCTGCAGCAGCGGCAGCAAGAGAATTCATTTTATCTTCACCCCACTCTACACCTCTTCCGTCTTGGATTTGACGAGGTATTGGCAAATAAACTGATGCAACAGGTGTTTTAATACTTTCCGTTAGATCTGAATCTGGATCATCAGATGATTTTAGACGAAACTGTTCGCTACCTCTGGCACCAAAACCAGGTGGTTTATAATTAACAACATCAATTTTTAAATAGTCATCAGCTTCTTCTAATCGCTCTCTAGGATAGCGTAATACTGTATATCCTTTTAGCTTTGCCATTTATTTTTTTAATTATTTATTCTGAAATTTGCAAAATTTATACCCTGCAAATCTTTTAGTTCAGAACGAGTTACCTCATAGAGAGAACCAGCGACTTCACTCCAAGTGTATTGGCGTGGTTGACCCCAATGAAAATTGATTCCTCTAAATCCCCATTGAAATAAATCAGTAACACCTACGAGAGGATTTTGATCATACCTTATATTGGGTGTTTTTGGATTGTATACAAAAATATAAAATTTTCCTGTTTGTGGTTGAGAACCGCTTTCTTGTAAAACTTCTAAGAGTTCTAACATAATATCATCTGGATTTTCTTTTCCAGTTAAATTATCTATGACGGATCTGACTCGATTTTTCGTATCATCAGTATCATTAGGATACAGATCTTGTTCTGTTGACTTTTTTGCGTCTTGCCTTTCTTTTAGAGTCTTTCTTGGCATTAGTTGATACCTAGATCATCTTCTGTGATTATCTTAAATTGCCATTGACGATCTTCACAAAACTCTTTTGCCGCTTTCCATTTTGCTTGGTTTTTGGCATATTCAGTGACTTCATAAATGTATTGTTTAGTTTTTCTTTTCTGAACTTGTGGTTCTACCGTTTGTCTTTTTGGTTTTACTTCAATCAAATACTTTTTAATATGACCTGTACTTTCTCTGACTTTGATATAGAAATCTGGAAAATAACGATGAATTTTTCCATCTAAAGGAGAACGATAAGGTAATGCTAATTCTTCCGATCCCCACTCTAAAATGTTTTCATTTTTATCACAATAGACCATGAATTTACGTTCCCATAAAGATCTATAGATGATGTTGGTCGGATCTCCCTTATATTTTTTTGGAAATGATGGTTGGTATTTTCCCTTATATGACATCTAAATAACTATACTATAAGACTCATAATAGGTATTTAGAGTGGTCACACCCCGAAGAATATCAGATTTTAAACCACTATTCACTAATCTAGCACAAACTTCCCATTACTTGGTTCAGTTTGGTATATCTCAAAATGCTGCATTGGTTGAATATTTAAGAAAGCGTGGTGTGGATCCAAGATTTATTTCAGAATCTGCAGGTCTATTAGTTAGAAATGCTAGTATTCCAACAACTGCATTTGCAACTGCGGAAGCATATGATTATTTGGGTATAACTGAAAAGGTAGCGCATAATCGTCAGTTTACTCAAACTCAGATGGAAGTTTATGTTGATAGTGAATATAAAACTTTAAAATTTTTCGAGCACTGGATGGAGTTTATTGCGAGTGGATCTCACAATCAATCATTAACTCCTCCCGCAGAAAAGAAACCAGAAATTCCAATTACTCGAAAGAATTACATTACAAGATTCCAATTTCCTGACTACTATAAATCAAATGCAACAAGAATTATTAAGTTTGAGAGAGATTATAAGAGACAACTAGAGTATAATTTTGTTGGATTATTTCCAATGTCAATGAATGAGATTTCTGTTTCTTATCAAGATTCTCAAATAATGACAGTGGGAGTAAGTTTTATGTATGATCGATATATTGCTGGACAAAATAACAGTCTTGCAGAATCTCTTGATAGAAGTAATAACAAAGAAAATCAAACTTATGCAGATGCTCTTTTTAGTGCTGGGAATGTTACTAACTTAAGTACAGATCAGATTACGAAACTTTATAGAGATGCCGATAAATTTACATTTGCTAAAGATGCTGGCGTTAATACATCAAATATTCAGTGGCCAAAATCTTTTGATACAAATAAAATAACTCAAGCAAGTTTTAGAGCTTTATAAAACGGATCTAAATATTTTTACTGAAGTCTTCATAGGTTATTATGCCTTTACCAACAATTACTACACCAACATATGAGTTGGAGATACCATCTACAAAACAAAAAATTAAGTATAGACCATTTTTAGTTAAAGAAGAAAAGATTCTTATCCTTGCGATGGAATCCGAAGATACAAAACAGATAGCAAATGCGGTTAAAGAAGTTATCTCAAATTGTATTAAAACTAAAGGTGTAAAAGTTGAGGAGTTAGCAACTTTTGATATTGAGTATCTCTTTTTAAATATCAGAGGTAAATCTGTAGGTGAATCTGTAGATGTTTTGATTACGTGCCCTGATGATGGAACAACTCAAGTTCCTAAAAGTATCAATCTTGATGAAATCAAAGTGCAAGTAACTGATGATCATTCTAGAGATATTAAGTTAGATGATAATCTATCTCTTCGTATGAGATATCCATCATTAAATGAATTCATTAAAGCTAACTTTGGATCAGAGACTGCAATTACTGTAGATGATACGTTCGATCTGATTTGTAGTTGTATTGAGCAAGTTTATAGTGAAGAGGAATCTTGGGCAGGAAGTGATTGTACTAAAAAAGAGTTGCAAGAATTTGTAGAGTCTTTAACATCAAGTCAATTTAAAGACGTTGAAAAGTTCTTTGATACAATGCCTAAGTTGTCTCATACCATTAAGATTAAAAATCCAAATACTAAAGTTGAGAGTGAAGTTCTTCTGGAGGGTCTGTCGGCTTTTTTCGCGTGAGTATGGCTCATGAAAATCTTGAGTCATACTATAAAACTAATTTTGCCCTAATGCAGCATCATAAATATAGTTTGACAGAGCTTGAAAATATGATTCCTTGGGAAAGAGAAATATATGTAACTCTTCTCCAACAATATATTGAGGAAGAAAATTTAAAAAATAAAAAGTAATTAAATGGCAGTCATTTCCTCGCCTCTAGCTAACTCACTTCAGGGTGGATTAATCCAGCGTGTTTCTGGATCAGCTTTTGGCGGAGGTAGAGGAATCGGTCCAATAGGATCAAGTAATGTTGGCAGTGATAGAAGTCAAGAACTTTTAGAAAATAATCAGACTACTCTCACCACTATTTCATCTAGTCTAAGCTCAATTTCGCAAGAAATTGGAGTTTTAAGAAATGGAATAGATTCGATTGCTTTAAAAATTTCTCAGGAAAGTAGGTTAGAAGAAGCATCTGCAAGAGCTGATACAGAATATCAAAAGCGTTTAGCAGAAAGAGCAGTACGTTCTGAGGGAGAGCAAAGACTAGAGAATAAAATACAATCTGCTTTATCTGCCCCTGTACAAGCAATATCGAATAAAGTTAACAATACTTTTGCCAACGTTGGAAAAGCTATAACAATATTGTTAACTGGATGGGGTCTTCAGCAACTTGTTAAATTAGTTGATGCAGTAGCTAATAAAGATGTTGAGGCTCTCAAACAAATTGGATTTGATATTCTTAGAACCTTTGCATTTTTAGTTGCTGGTAATGGAGTTCTTTCCATAATTAAAGTAGGTATTGGTAGAGTTGTTGGTTTACTTACTGGATTAGCAGCAAGAGTTTCTGGATTTGTTATTAGTGGATTATTCGTTAAACCATTCCAAGCATTAATTAATGCAATAAAAAATGGTTGGAGTAATGTAAGGGGAACCCGTCCTACTGTTCCAGGTGGTCCAAGAGTTCCTGGTGCTCCAAAAGGACCAGCAGGACCAAAGGGTGGTAAATTTAATGTTCTTGGTGGTATTCTTAATGTTGCATCTGGTGCATTAAACTTTTTAAATGGAGAAAATGTTGATGCTGCACTTAATGCGTTAACTATTTCTCCTCTTGGTGGAAAATTTGGTGCAGCGATTAAAGTTGGTGCTGGAACATTAGTAGCATTGGATGAAATTGCAGAATTTCTTGGTGGAAACTTAACTGGAGCAGATCCAAAGTTATTAAAACAAAAGAGAGAAGAATTAAAGAAAGCACAAGAAGGATCTAAGGGTCAGCAACAAGCACAAACACAACCTGCTGCTCAACCACAAACTCCTTTGATGGGAGAAAGAAAAGATGATAAAGGACAGAAAGGAGCGGAGACTACTTCAGAACCAACACAAGAGATAAAATTTCCTTCCTCTGGTGCAGCAGTTCCTCCTGGAACGCAGGGAGAATCTCAAACTACACAAACTCCTGCAGTAACTCCACAAACTCCAATGACTCCTGATTCCAAATCTCTCTCATTGGGTTCTCCTACACCACCTGCAGGAATGCAAGGAACAAAACCAACAGGAGAGGTTCCTGCTCAAACAGCATCTACAGCAACACCAGCAGATGTTAAACCTGCTCCTACTCAACCAGCAGATGTGAAAGCAGGAAGTTTAGGTCCAGAATCAAAACCACCAACAACAGTGGTTGCAACAGTTCCATCTCCACCACCAATGGCAAGACCATCGGGAGGTGCTGGAGCAAGTACAAATGTTCCTAAGATTAGATCATCTAATCCTGATAATTTTTATGCTTTATATTCACAATTTAACTATAACGTGGTAATGTAATATGGCAATAGTATCAGGATTTACAAAGTCAACTGAAGATTTACTGCAGCAAACAACGGCAATTAAGTCTAGTATTTTTGCTACAAAGAAATCTTTTAGTAAAATTAATAAGGTTTTTGAGAGACGTACTAAAATTAGATCAACAATTTTTAAAAATAGACAGTTAGTTAATGCTAGAAAAATAGAGGCTTTAAACAGAAAAGAACAAAGAGAAGCATTTGAAGCAGCAAGGTTCACAATAAGAAGACCTGGAGCAGCAAGATCTAGATTAAGTGCTCCTGGAAAAGGATTCTTAGGAAGAATCATGGATTTTATTGGTAGTTTGGCAATTGGATGGATTTTATCCAATCTACCAACTTGGATAAAGTGGGGACAAACATTTTATGCGAGAATGGAATCTTTGTGGACTTCTTTGAGTAATTTTGTAGGAGCAGCTTATCGAGCAGTTGTATCTTTTGGGGATACAATAAAAAATGTTTCAATGCAAATTGCAGACTTTAATTTTGCTGCGCTTCCAGGAGAAGTTCAGAAAGGAATGAATGAACTCGAAAAACAATTTGGTTTGATGTCTGCAGAATTTGAGAAGGGATTTGGTCTTTTTGATGAATTAAAACTTGAGGACGTTGAGCCTCCTCAAGAAACAGCGGAGCAAACACCACAAGAACAAAGTGGTGCAGCACTTCCCCCATCGTATATGGGACCATCTATGACTGCAACTGGTGGAGCAAAAGCTTCTCCTTACATATATTCTGGTTTTAGAACTGCTGGAAGACCCAATCATGGTGGACTCGATATTTCTGGGGGTCCTTGGCAATCAGGAGCTCCTATATCTGTTATTAAACCAGGAGTTGTTCATTATGTTGGCGATCATGGAAATACAAGTTGGGGAAAATTTGTAGTTATTAAACACGATGATGGAACTTTTAGTCTATACGGGCATCTGAGTCAGATTAGTGTCAGTAAAGGAACAAAAATTAAAAATGAAACTGGAGCAGCAACTGTAATTGGTAAAGTTGGCAGCACTGGTAGATCTGAAGGACCTCACTTACATTTTGAGTTGGGAAGTGGATGGGATGGAACTATTACAGGTAAAGTTAATCCTGCATCACAGATTGATAATTATGTTAGAGCTGGTGGAAATGTTAAAGTTACTCAAACATCACAAGCAGCAACGATTGCAAATCCAACTCCACAACAAACATTGATGGGTCAACCAGCACCTTCTGGAGGGACATTATCAACTGCACAATTAGTTTCGCTTGCAAAACAAGTTGGTATGACTAAACAAGTTAATGTTGCAGGATATAGTGGTCCTTTGGATGTTCTTATGGGTGCAGTTGCTATGCAAGAATCTCGTGGAAAATCCACATCTATGAGATCTGATACTGAAGTGTATGGTCTCTGGCAAATTCGTTGGCCAGTTCACGCTGCTAACTTAAGAAAGATTGGAATAACCTCCCCACAACAATTATATGATCCATTATTAAATGCAAAGGCAGCGAAAATGATTTATGAAAGTCAAGGAATAACTGCTTGGTCTGCTTTTACCGATGGCAACTACAAAAAGTTTTTACCAGATGCACAAAGAGCAGCAGGAGTTGCACCAGGACAGTTTACTGCTATGCAACAACAAAACGTTTCTGGATCAATTACTCCATCGAGAGAAGGTGAAGTTGTTTTTGCAGAATTTCCAGCATCTGGTGCGGCAGTTCCACCAGGTTATGGTGGAGGTGGTGGTTCAGCAGGTGGAGGAGTATCTGCGATTCCTTCAGGATCTGCAAAAAGTGAATCAGAACTGTTAAATACTTTTATCAAAAAAAGACTTTTAGTAGAACTCTCATATCTCTGATGTCAACAAAAAAATCTACATATGAAAAAGCTTTCATAGAATCAAACGATCAAAAAAGAACTGTTGATATCAAAGGTGGTATCATTGCGTTTGATTATTATGAAGATATTTTTTCACCAACTATTACTGCAAAAATTAGAGTTGTAAATGATGGTAATAGTATTCAGGCACCAGATAAACAAGGAACTCCAGATGGTGCTAGACAATCTATCTACAATGGTTTGCCTTTAAGAGGTGGAGAAAGAGTATCAATAAAAGTTGCTGCCAATTCTGATAAGAATAAACCATTAGATTTTTCTAATGTAGATGATTATTTTTACGTTTCGAGTATTACTGAAGTCATATCTAATCCACAGTCAGAATCATTTTTACTAAATTTAACTTCAAGAGAAGCGATCACCAACGAAACAGTAAGAGTTACAAAAAAATATCCAACTAGTTCAACAATTGATGCTTCGGTTAGAAGTATTTTAGAAAACGTTCTTAAGACTAAAAAAATAGGAACATTAGATAAGACTCAAAATAAATATGGATTTATTGGAAATCTAAGAAAACCATTTACTGTTTGTACTTGGTTATCAGCAAAGGCAGTTCCTGGTGATACATCTGGTGATGGAACGGCAGGATTTGTTTTTTATCAAACCAAAGATGGTTTTCAGTTCAGATCTATTGATGGACTGATGGGACAAGAATCAAAAGCGACTTATACATTGTCAGGTGCTCAGGAAACTTATGATACCGAAGGACAAAAGCAAAATAGTGATTTTAATATTTTAGATTTTACAACTGATAAAAATCAAAATCTAATTGAGAAATTAAGATTAGGAACATACTCAAGTTATCGTATGTTTTATAACCCACTTACCTTTGAGTTCACTGATCCTCAAAAAGGTATCTTTAGACTTGAGGATTATGTAAGTAAGGCAAAAAATCTAGGAGACAAACTTAAACTTCCCAAGTTATCTGGTTCTGATGGAAAGAGTTTGGGAGACACTCCAACTAGAATTATTACACAATGCCTTGACATTGGTACAATGGAGAAAGATGTTTCGACCGATGAAAATGCAGATCCTTTTAAATATCAATCACAGGCATTGATGAGATACAATGTGTTGTTTACACAGGCAGTTGATATGCTCATTCCTCTAAACACAAATCTTTCTGCTGGAGACATTATTAATTGTCAGTTCCCTAAAATTTCATCAGGTGACAAGGAAGAGTATGATCAGGAGCAAAGCGGTCTATATATGATTAAGGAACTATGTCATCATTTTGACTCTGATTCATCTTATACATCAATGAAACTTATTAGAGATACTTTTGGTAGATACGGAGCTAATAATAAGAAATGATCGACGAATCACTACTTAAAAGTAATTTTCTAGGCAGAGACGGATTTCGTTGGTGGATCGGTCAGATTCCTCCTATCGGCGCTCAGGGTGGTCAGGCAGGTGGATCTGGATGGGGAAACAGAACTAAGGTTAGAATTCTAGGATATCATCCATATAGTGAAAAAGAATTACCTAATGATGATCTGCCTTGGGCACAAGTTCTCATCCCTACAACCGCTGGTAGTGGTGCTGCAAACGTTGCAACGGATGTAAAGTTGCAACCTGGAGACACTGTTTTTGGATTTTTCCTAGATGGTGATAATGCTCAGATTCCTGTAGTTCTATCAACATTTGGAAGAACTTCTCAAGTTCCTTCGACAGATTATGAAGGACCTTTCCAACCTTTTACTGGATATAGTGATCAGATTAAAGAACCAAATGGTGGTGTTCAGAAGAATGAATCCAATGAACAAAATGCTGCTTCACAAAAGAGTCCAAGAACAGTTTCTCCAGCACAAGCAAAGAGTATTGGAAATGGAGAAATTTCTTATTTCAGTGCGATTGGAGATAAAGTTCAGTTAGCATCTCCTAGTAAGGGCAATGTAACCAATAAAATTTCCACAGAAATTGGTAACTTAGTCACTAGAGTACAAAACCTAAACGCTGATATTACGAATACATCTGCACAAATTCAGCAAACTATCAACAGAGAAATTGATATTATCGTTGGTAAAGTTCAGTCTATTGTGAGTGGACTTGTAACCAACATGTTGAACAAGTTGTTTAAAACTCTTGCACCTCTTTTTAATAAGGGTTTAAAACTTTTATATCAGTTAGTTTATAATCTTGTTCTTGCTGCTACACAATGTGCTCCTTGTGCTCATTTGGCAGGAGTTGCGGCACAAAAAGCAATGGTTGCGCCAATCAAAGCGATTCAGAATGCCATTCCTTGTATAAGCAATACCATTATTAATGGATTGGGTGGAATTATCAAATCAGCACTACAAGGTGTAGTAAACAATGTTCAGAGATTTGTTGCTTGTGCTGCAAATCAATTTACTGGAGCATTAGTAAATGATATTATTGGAAACATTGCTGGCGCGATGCAGGGGTTAATCGGCGCTGTAGGTCCAATTCTTCAGTTCTTTGGTGGATTTAGTATCGAAGGAACTCTACGTGGAGCAGTAGATGGTTTGTCTGGCGGGGATCCTTCACTTGCTTGTGGTCAAAAACCATCGGGGGGAAGTGGAGTTACTCAGTGGGTAATCGGACAAGGGCCAATTAATGTTCCAGGAACACCATTTGGACAAATATTAGAACAAGCAAACGTTGCTAAATCTCTTGCTGATAGTGCGTTAGGTGGGTTTGATATCTTTAATTCGGGAACTGGTAATCCAGGAACAAGATCTCCACTTGGTGGATGTTTTACAGGACCACCAGTAATTTGTGAACCACCAACTATCAATATATTTGGTGGTGGTGGACAAGGATGTGTTGCTACTCCTATTTTTGGTGCTTATAGTGGTACTGGTCGAGATGCAACTGCAAGTATTATCGGAGTTAAGGTCATTAATTCTGGTTCGGGATATGAATATCCACCATTTGTAGAAATTTATGATGAGTGTGGTCAAGGATATGGTGCTCAAGCAAGATCAATCATTAATGACAGTGGACAAGTAACAGAAATTTATCTGGTTTCTGAAGGTGAAAACTATAACTTTGATAGAAGAAGAAATTATATTCTTGATGGAGTTTCTATTCTCGATGGTGGAAATGGATACAGTGATAGTGATCAAGGATTAGACAAGTTTGGAAATAGGTATAGAATTAAGACACTAGATGGTAGAGTGACTAGGGTTACACCTCTAAATACCGTTAGATTGGATGATGATCCAGATATCAGAATTAAGTCCGATGGATCAGGAGCACTTCTAAGACCAATTCTCATAGAAGAGCAGGAATTCCAAGGTGAAATAATTAACGTTGTAGATTGTATCTTAAAGTAAATGGCAGAAAGACCCAAGAGTAATCAAAAATGGCATCAAAGAAGTATTAATTCTTTTGGTCCTAAGTTCCGTATAGACCTAAACAATCCTCAAATGGGGACGAATGGAACTGAAGTCTACACTCTTTATGGTGTCACTGAAAATAAAGATGTTTCACTTGTTGGATTGTCAGAAGGTGGGATTTATAAAATTTACAATGATGGATCTGTCGAGATTGTTGCTGGACAGAAAGCAAAATCAACTGGTGTAGATATTACAATCGTTGGAAAGAATGGAGATATTTGTATAACTGCAGAAAAAAATGGAGCAGTAAGAATTCGTGCAAAGAATATTGTGATTGATGCTGATGAAAATGTTGATATCGTTGCAGGTAAAGATGTAAATATCAAACAGGGTGGCAGATTCTTAATTCAGGGACAAGAGGCATCTTGTGATGCTTTGATGGGAAATCTTGCACCTCCAGGATCTACTTTTGGTGATATTGCCTTTGCTGGGACTTTTGTAGATGCTGCTGCAGAAGGATTTAGTGGTGGTCTATTCTAATGTCAAACGTTTTTAACGATCAAGTTGTATTTAATAACGGCACTCAAACTTATGGAAATTCCAGTGTTTCTGGGGATCTAGAAGTTGCTGGAACGATACGTGGGGGTTTTATAGAACTTCCACCTGGTGAAGCATTTTCATTGGATGAAACATTGAGATCTGGTAATACTTCTGGAATTGGTCTGAGTGTTGGAATTTCTACAATTAGTTCTTTGCAATCAACAGAAATCTCTGTAGGAGTTGCTACTATTACAACAGTAGCAATCACAACAGCTTATGTCACAAATCTTCGTGGAGTTGGTATTGGAACAAGTACTCAAATCCCCGCAGGAAATAAAATAATTGGTATATCATCAGGAAGCATTTATGCTCCTGGAACTATTTTACAAACTGAATTTGGATCCACTACTTCTCAAGTTGTAAATACTACGACTAGAACATACCAAGTTATACATTCTCTTACTCTGACATCTATTAATTCAAATAGTAGATATTTTATTACTGGGTATGCACATGGTTATAGTGCTAGTGCAGGCGCTCGTTCTAATCTTGGATTTTCTGTTACTATAGGTGGAGTTACGACCCGTATAGAAGGAGTTGATGGGGCAAATGGTGATAGTTGGGGTACAAGTGCTACTAATGGTGCTCAATATAATAGGTCAACTGTATGGACATCAACTTCTCCAGCAGGAACAATAATGACCTTTAATCTTTTAGGTGCGGGATATGATTTTGCTCCTACTTGGAATCTTTCTACTTATGGACATAAATCGACTCTCACGGTCATGGAAATTGCAGTGTGAACCCCTTGACACCCACCCCTATCTGCCCTATAATATGGGGGTAATCAACGGAACCACCAAATGAGCACCGCACAAGAAACCGTACAGGGTATTGTG